CAGATATTCGCGGCGGTTGGCAAAGCCTTCAGCTTGGTAGTCGTTCATGGTCGGCCTCTCAGGGTTGATAGCGTGGCAGGTTGCGAACAAAAGTATTTTCCTGGTAGAGCTCGGTGTATTTGACAGGTTGTCCGGCGGCGGCTTTGGCGGCTGCAAAGCGGGCAAAGTCGCAGTCTTCCTCGAGGTAAACAAAGTCGGCGCGCTGGTATGAGTATTCGCTGATTGAATGACGAATGCCGAGCGCGTCAAGTTCGGCGCGTGGAACTTCTAACCAGCCGTGGCCAGGGTCGGTAATAAAGCGGTATGTCATGATGTAGGTTCCTTTCAGGCTTTGAGTTGGCGGTAGAGTGCTTGTGCTTCGGCACTCAGGTTGTCGACGTTTGAATCAAATCGGCCGAGTAATTCAGCGCCGGAAACATCATCGGCTAGCACGTTATATAAACTCCACAATTCACTTCCGGCGGTGCTTGTCTTGCTTGCTTCATATAGACGGTCTGCAATATGTGTCTGCATGGTCGGCTCCAATAGCGCGCTACTGGGTGCAGCGCATGGGAGTGATATTAGTCGATGCCATACATAAGTCAAGGGTGATGCAATAGGTTTCTCTATGGTATTTTTCTATCGATGAGCGCGAATTGATAGCCGCCGATAACCTGTACCGGCGGCGCGGCGGGATCAGTCCTTAAACATCGCTTTCACTACAGCATCGGCCAAGCGGACTGCATCAAGTGAATTTTCAAGTTCGGGAAAAATCTCGCATATCAGGATGTAGCAATTAGATAAGCGAATTGCTTCCTGATCTTCGGTTGCTTGTTTGGTTGCGTCGAGTTTGCTTAGTAGGCGGTTGTAGTTATTCATAATGAGTGATCAGTCCTTGTAGGTTGTAAGTGGCGGGAAATTATTGCTCCCACCTGTTAAGACGATTCAAGGCGGGAAAAGTGAGGATGTATTTTTCTATCGGGTTTGCGATATCGATAGCATTGCTATAGATTTTGCGCTGGTGATTGATTTTCTGTATTTGTTCCGGTATCGTGCGCGGCAATAGGGCGCGGCTGCGGGTCAACCTGGGCGGCGGTGAGTAGTGAGCGAAAGCGAACAGCGGCACAGAATGAACCGAAAAACCATTAGGTCACATATAAGCGCAAGCGGTGGAATAGAACAGGCAATGAGAGTGCCAAAAGGAACACTCACTCCAAAAATGAAACGATTCGCTGAGCAAATCGCCCTGGGTGAGTCAGGCGCACAGGCTTATCGCATGACGTATTCAGACAAGGCTAAACCAAAAACCGCAGGCGATAACGCCAGCAGGCTCAAGGCCGATATCAGGATTCAAGCGGAAATCGCCAGGATAGAACGGGCTAACGAGCTGGCTGCGTTGCATTCCGCTAGCGGCTTGCGCTCAATAGTCATTTCAACACTTGCCGAAATAGCAACAAACCCTGACGAGAAGGCTGCAACCAGGGTGCAAGCGGTACGCTCCATCGGCCAACTTGTCGGCGTTGATGCGTTCAGGGAAACGAAGCGCGTGGAGCACGTCAAGGATTCCGGCGAACTGCGCGCGCAAATACTCGATCAGTTGAAAGGCATGATGCTTGGCACTAATGACGCGCAAGAAGTGGATGCGACTGAACTGCTGGCAGAGTTGACAGGCGATGATTCGGCGGCAGCGGAACCCCACCCCACGGGTACACCCCCAAATGCAGAACGGGACTCCGACGCGCATGTACATACTATTCCACTCGAACCCTCCCCAGAAGAAACCGATCCCAGCGAAACACCCCCCTTGTCTCCAGAAACGCCTACCCCCCGGGGGGATATTTTTGGCGAAAAACCCTAGTTGCCATTTTGATAGTGTAAACGTTTACACACAGCAAGTTTTATGCCAGATGTTTTGATAAATAGAGAAATGGTAATGCGTCGGCGGGAGAGGACGTATGAGGAGTGTATGGAGGTAGGGATGACGCCGGTGCAGAAGGAAGTGTTTTTGGTGATAGATGAGTGGTGGCGGCGGTATGGGTTTGGGCCGTCGATCCGGGATATATGCCGGATACGTGGGAAGGGCGGGATGGGGAATACGAGTGAGATTATTGAGCGGCTGGTGAAGTTGGGGGTGGTGAAGCGGTTGAAGGGAAGTGGGAGAAGTGTTCGGCCGGTGTATATACAGTTTAGGAATCTGGAATGAATAGAGACGAGCAGTTGTTGTTGGAGGCGTTCCAGATGCTCTACCAGGTGTATAAGGAGCAGAAAGCTGGGCGGAAGTATTTTCGGCCGGTGAGTATTTATCCTGTATTGGCGAAGATACAGAAGCGGTTGGATAAGCCTGTGCGGCAGGAGGCGATGTCGATAGTGGCTATGCGAGAGAAGGCAAACTGTCCGTGGACTTGAGTGAGTTGATAGGCAAGTTGCCTGCGGCGGAGCAGGAGAAACTGCTGGAGCAGGTGGGGCAGTATCGAGACGCGCTCGTGCGGGAGAAGGCGCAGCAGTCGTTCATGGCCTTTGTGAAAGAGATGTGGCCGGGGTTTATACATGGCCGACATCATGCGTTGATGGCAAAGAAGTTTGAGGAGATCGCGCAGGGGAAGTTGAAGCGGCTGATCATCAACATGCCGCCGCGACATACGAAAAGTGAGTTTGCCTCCTATCTACTACCAGCGTGGTTCTTGGGTAAGAACCCAGAGAAGAAGGTCATCCAGACGTCGAACACGGCCGAACTGGCGGTGGGGTTTGGTCGGAAGGTCAGAAACCTGGTGGATAGCGAGCAGTACGGGAAAATCTTCCCGAATGTTGGACTGCGTGTGGATTCGAAAGCGGCTGGCCGGTGGGCAACCAGCCACGGCGGGGACTACTTTGCGATTGGTGTGGGCGGTACTGTTACTGGTAAGGGCGCGGATCTGCTGATTATTGATGACCCGCACTCGGAACAGGAAGCGAGGTTAGCGCAGGGCGATCCGACGGTCTTTGATTCCGTGTATGAATGGTACACGTCAGGTCCGCGGCAACGTTTACAGCCGGGCGGGGCGATTATTGTGGTGATGACGCGCTGGTCGGATAAGGATTTGACTGGCCGCGTGCTGAAATCTGACTCGACTGAGTGGGAAGTTATCGAACTACCGGCCATTTTGCCGTCGGGAAGTAGCCTCTGGCCTGAGTTTTGGTCGCTAGACGAGCTGTTGGCACTGAAAGAAGAGCTGCCGCCGTACAAATGGAACGCTCAGTACCAGCAAAAACCCACAGGTGAAGAGGGTGCGCTAGTAAAAAGGGACTGGTGGCAGGTGTATGAGGGGGATAGAGCGCCGCCGTGCGAGTTCATCATCCAAAGTTGGGACACTGCGTACACAAAAAACCAGCGGAGTGACTATTCTGCGTGTACGACATGGGGTGTGTTCCACCGGGATGAGGACGAGAACGATGTGAACATCATTTTGTTGGATGCTTGGAAGGGAAAAGTGGAATTTCCTGACCTAAAGCAGAAGGCAAAGGAGCTGTATGACGAATGGCAGCCTGATTCCTGCATTATTGAAGCGAAAGCGGCGGGGGCACCGCTGATATTTGAGCTACGAAGGATGGGTGTGATGGTTTCCGACTTCACGCCGACCCGTGGCAACGACAAATTCGTGCGTTTGAACAGCGTTACAGACCTATTTTCTTCCGGTAAAGTGTGGGCACCAGATACCCGGTGGGCGTCGGAGGTGATCGAGGAGTTTGCGAGGTTCCCGAACGCCGAACACGATGACTTAGTGGATTCCGGGGTACAGGCATTGATGAGATTTCGACAGGGCGGCTTCCTGCGTCTGGGTTCAGACGAGGAAGATGAGCCTATGGGCTTGCAGCGCAAGCGGGTTTACTACTAAGGATGAATGATGGCGACAAATATTGACAAGGCGCTGTATCAATTGCCTGCTGGCATGGACGAAGAGGTGCTGGATGCCGAGCCAATTGAAATTGAGATTGAGGATCCAGAGTCCGTGTCTATCGGAATCGGTGGTCTGGAGATTGAGATTGAACCGGGCAAGATGGATGACGAGTTCAGCGCTAACTTGGCTGAAGAGATGTCGGATTCGGAACTGCAAAGTCTAGCCGGTGATCTGCTAGGCGACTTTCAGGATGACATCGACGCCAGAAAAGACTGGATGAAGACGTATGTCGACGGCCTCGAGCTGCTCGGCATGAAGATCGAAGAGCGGTCAGAACCGTGGGAAGGTGCCTGCGGTGTGTACCACCCGCTGCTGTCAGAAGCGCTGGTGAAGTTCCAAGCCGAGACGATCATGGAAACGTTTCCGGCCAGCGGCCCTGTCAAGACCAAGATCATCGGCAAAGAAACGCCGGAGAAGCGGGACTCTGCCGAGCGCGTTCGGGACGATATGAACTACCAGTTGACGGAAGTCATGACCGAATACCGGCCTGAACATGAGCGCATGTTGTGGGGCTTGGGTCTGGCAGGTAATGCGTTCAAGAAGGTGTACTACGACCCGTCGCTTGCTCGGCAGGTATCGGTATTCGTACCGGCTGAAGACGTGGTTGTTCCCTACGGCGCAAGCAATCTGGAGTCATCCCCGCGTGTGACGCATGTCATGCGCAAGACCAAGAATGATCTGCGTCGGCTGATGGTGGCTGGCTTCTATCGTGATATCGACCTGCCCGAACCAGAGAATGCGCTGGACGATATTGAGAAAGAGATTGCGGAGAAGATGGGCTTCCGCGCTACCACGGATGATCGGTACAAGATTCTTGAAATGCAGGTGTATCTGGATTTGCCGGGGTACGAGGATGAGGACGAGGATGGCGAGAAGACAGGGATCGGACTGCCATACATTGTAACTATCGAAAAAACTTCCCAAGAGGTTTTATCTATTAGGCGCAACTGGCGACCAGACGACGACACGTATCAAAAGAGGAACCATTTTGTTCACTACCCATATATTCCCGGCTTTGGATTCTATGCCTTCGGCCTTATTCATCTTATCGGTGCTTTCGCTAAGTCTGGTACTTCTATTATTCGTCAGCTTGTTGATGCTGGGACTTTATCGAATCTGCCGGGAGGTCTC